GTACAGAATAATTTATTCAAATCAAAAAATATATTTTCCATAATAAATATTTATATTTTTGTTAGACCGTGATATGATGTGCCTTGTTTAATACTTACTGGGTATTCTAAGATTTTGGATATTTCTGTGAATATTGCGCCGTCTTCTTTATTATAATCGAATAGAAACGCATCGTAAGTATACAATACTAATTTAGTTTTTTTATCTTTTAAATAATCTAGTACTTGTTCTAATAATTGAATATTATTAGATGTTTCGTAACTTTGAATTATATAATTAAATAATTTATTGCGAGTAATATTTTCATCATTACGTTTAAATATTTTATTAGCGGTTGTATATGAATTATCATATTGATAAATATCCCACATATTATCAATAAACATATTTACTTGCTTAAAGAATGGTTTGTCTTGATATTCACTCCAAACACCACCATACAACTGTTTAAATGTTAATTCCTTAGCTTCTTGTGGTGATACATTTAATGATTGACCCAATATTTCATAAGTATTAGTATCATTAGGAAAATGCCATTCAACTAATTCACCAATTAATCGTGGGTGATATCCTTGAAAATCTAATTCAATGAATTTATCAAATTCGGGTTTATAGCATGTGCGCTCACCATTGTCTTTATTTAATGCTGCGAAATTAACATTATTAAATGTGTTTGATGGGCGAGTGGTGGTTGTATATAAATTATATTGAGTATATATTCTGCCCTTACTAATATTAAATTCGGGATAGTGCATTTTCTCTTTATAGTGTTCTATAAAGCATTTTTTATTTAGATTAATACCGTTTTTTTCAATTTGATAAAATACCTCTGTGGTGCGAGTGTTTTGAAATTCAAATTGTAAAGTAATAGGATTTTTAATTATAGGAGATATAATTTCAAATAATGCTTCGCTTTCCTCATAGTGCTTACTGATTGGAATTAGACAATTAATGTTAGATAAATTGACGTATTTGCTGTAGTAGAAATCAACGCATTTAGTACCTACATTACTTGTATCAATATACTCAATAAAATTAACATCAAATAATTTATCTTTTAATGGATAAACCCAATGCATTGCTTCTTTCTTATTTAACACCCATAATCTATTTGTGTTATTAAGTAACCAATTAATTACTTCTGTTTTGTCAATACCAAATGATTCATTGTGATCTAAACAGATGATATATCCTTTTCTATGATTAAGAGGACGAATATAAACTAAACTTAGATCAGTTAGAGCGGGATGAAAATTATTGCTTTTAGGAATAAACCTAACGAAACAATCCTCAAAATTAGTTGGTAATTGAGATGACCTTTCTATAATATAAAACATATAACATAACCTTTGAATTAAATATAATAAGAAAATTTAGCCTTCTATAAATTCTTTTAATCCAATCATTTTAGAATATGCTTGATCAGGAGTAATTGTATTGTCTTTAAATGTACCTATGTAAACTGTTTGGTACATAGGGTTATTTTGTAAATTAGAATATGTTTTTTCATCAATTTGTTTTATCAAAATAGGATTTACATCATTTTTTTTACAATAAAATTTTAAAAAAACTTCACCTCCTTTATCATAAGAATTTGAATTTATTTGTGGGAAAGAATTAATAGTATTATTTGAAATTTTTATATTTGTTAAATTAGCATATGTTGAAGTAGCAGGATTTAATTTTAATGGATTAATCTCAGAAGATCCTAATTTTAAAAGAAGAGGAGCATTAGGATTAAATTCTTTGCCTGCAAAAAATTTATTGTTAAGTTCATAATAATACCCCTGGTATTCTTTATAGGTATTTTCATATATAAATTCTTTTCCTATTGTATAACTTTCTGCAATTATTATATTTGAAGGTATTTTCATTTTTATACATTAGTTGTTACTTGGGTAGAATAATTATCTACTTTAGCTAAAATCTCTTGGAATATAACTGCTTTTGGTGGCCTTACTAAAGCTTTTCCAGCAATAGCACTTGTAACAAGTAAATTAGCATCTTCTTGACTTGAAGGATTTCTATAATCTATTTTTAATCTTCTTGACATATTTGGGAGAGTTTTTTTAAGATATAACACAGTAGTAGCAGCTGCATTTTCTGGAGTATTCATACTGTCTGGATTATTTATGAAATCTTTACCTAGGTCTTTTGAATATTGGGCATATTGGGCTTTTCCTGTTATACCTATGTAACTTCTTCCTCTATATTTATATCCATCTCCATAAGTAGTATTTCCAAAAGCTTTTCCTATAGCTCCTGATTTGGTACCGTAAATATATTCACCAAATTCTACTGGGTTTAGGCTAGCTGCTCTAAGTTCAGAATCACTTAATTTGGCAACTCTACCTCCAAATATGTTTCTAATTCTAGCAATTGCTGTTTTGCCATATCCTTTTATGTCTTCATTTCGAGGAACCCCTCCTGTTTCTTTTAAAATATTTGCTTTAATAGCAATTATTGTAAATTTATTAGTAATGCCTTGTTTAATGCATTCTTTTTCAATCTCATCAAGATTTTTCCTTATTGCAGCACTACTAGGAGCTTTATATTTTGTTTTTACTATTTCTACTATTTTTTCTACTACTCTTTTAACGCCATTTCCTTCAGGTGTTATTGCTTTATTTCCTGCTTTAATAGCTTTAGCATCAGCTGTAGATATTCCTCCTTTAGGTTCATCTAATATTATAAATTGAGCATCTAGTCTAGTAATCCAATCATTATTTTGAATTGAATGTCCTATACCAGTAACTGCATATCCTATTTTAGAAGGACCTACTCCTCCTCCCCCTTTATACCCACGAGGTAATATTTCATCAGGAATTCTAAAAATATTACCAATTATTATTCCTCCTATGCCATCCATTTCGAGAGATAATTTAGTAGGAATAATAGCTCTATTTTTATTATCCGTTTTAGTATTACTTCTGTAATAATTAATCTGATCTTTTAATGCATTAGAATATTTTGAACCTTCACCTGGGTCGAAATCACCTTTAAACTCCCAAAAATCGGGGTCTATTTTACTTATATAATCAATTAAAACAGATAAATTTTCTTTTCTTATTTTTTCTTTTTCTTCATTTTCTTTCTTTATATCTTCTGCTGATTTTGGTTCTCCTTTATATAGAGGAGATTGTTTTACAGGTACTATTCTATCTATTAAATTTTGATTAAAATCAACTAAAGTATTAACATCTTCTCCTAATGCTCCTCCTTGTGCTTGAGCTCCGATAGCAATTATAGTAGATTGTTCTGGAAAGATTTGGGATTCTAATTTATATGATCTAACTACAGATCCTAATTTTTGTAACTCTATAATAACAGCCTTTTCCCAATCTTCTGTTCTATTACCAGTATAATTTACGTCTATTATTCTTGCTACAGAATCTACTGGGTCTACGAATAATTCAAAGTTTGCTACATTTCCTATAGAAGTATTAATTCCACTCATCATGGTTTTAATAAAATCAAATAAAGAAACATCGTTTTTTTCTTTTTTATCTTGTGCTTCTACGCTGGGATTTGTTACTAATGAGTAAATATAATCTAAATTTACATAGATATTTCCTATAATTCCTAACTGTTGATTAACATAATCATCCTTATACCAATAATTTTGGGATAAAGTTTCCATTATTAATTTTAAAGTAACAAGATTAGGAGCACTAATATCTATTCCTAAATTAGTTTTTGGGTCAGTCCAATTTGTATTTTTAATTTGGCATATTGATGGATCTGTTGATAATTGTTGAATATCACCTAAGCAGGTAAGAGGAGTAGTTGTACCTCCATTATGATTTCCACAAAATACAGAAAGTTCTAATAATGGTTTTTTAGCTTTTTTGTCAGCAATTAAAACATGTTTATTTAAAATATCAACAAAACCTTTTAAAGTAATATAAATTTGAGCTCCTTTACTTGTAATAGTATTCCCTTCATCTTTACCTTTTATATCTATATCAAATCTATAAAAATTCCACCCGTTAAATACTTTATCTTCATTATTACTTATTCCTTCTATATTAAGTAAAGTAAGATATAATTCACTACATATACCTGCAATTATATTTTGGTTATATGCTTTTGAAGTAATATCCTCTTTTTTAAAATATGAAGCATCTAATTTGCCAAATATACTTTCAGTAGGAGCTTTATCTACATAAGGACCATAGTTAACCTTTAAAGATTCAAGAATTTCTCCCATTGTAATAAGAGTAGTACTACAATCATATCCACCATCTGCTCTAGCTGACCAGCTATAATTTTTTATAAATCCATATATAGCATCATAATTGCCATTATCAGCAGACTTATTATATATTTTTTCCCATATTTGTTCTTTAGTTATTTGCCCTCCATTCAAAACATCATCTACAAACTGGATATCATTGCTTAATTTTTTACTATTATTTAAATAAGGTGTCCATCCCCATTCTACTAATACTGAGTATCCGGGGCGCATGTAGAGTATTTCTAATTCTTCAAGCTGTCTTAAATCCCAAGCGTTAAAATTTACAACTATTTCTCTTAATGAGCCATAAGCAGATTTTGATTTAATATCAATACTTGTAATACCAGGCATTGAGCGAATTCCTAAACGATGTGTAACTCCTCCAGGAGAATTAACACTATAGGCTCCTGATGCTCCTATTCCGGATCTTAATTTACCATTAAGTAAAGTACCTCCTAATAAAACATAATTTTTTGATAATTCTCCACTACCTCCTACATCAACAGCAGAAGTCATTCTTACCCATGCATTACGTGAATTAAAATACTGGATAGCACTAGGGGTGCGTTCAACTATAGCTTCTTGTCTAGCTTTTAGTTGATTTTTAACTCCATCTTTAAACGTTTCTTTAAATATAGACATAACATTTACCTTACTTTATTAAATTGTTCAAATAAATTAAAAACACTATTTACATTAGTTGGTATTCTCAATTGTGTACCTGGTTCTGGGTATAAAGCTCCTTTAGTAGCATTGTTATTAGCCATAGCAATTATCCACCATAAAGTAGCATCATTATAATAACTAAAGGCTAATGAATCTAATCTATCTCCTACAGTAGTAATAACATACACATCAGATTCTGACAAAGGAATATTTGGGTAAAATTTTCCTTTATAATAAGGTCTGTAATCAGATGTTGTTAATATAGTTGCATTTTCGTAGCGTGTCATTACTTAATATATTGAAGATCATTTATATTTTGAGCAATATGAGAAATAGTAGTAGATTTAGAAGATACTTGATTTGTACCTTTTGTTTGAGAACCAATAGGAGTAAATGTCATACTTACATCTATTACATGAGGTAATATTAGTGGTTCTATTCCTCCTACAGAAGTAGGTAATCCTATTTCCCAAGGTGAATCTTGAGGAACAGTATATGATACATTATTTAAAATTCCATCTTGTCCATCAAACCAATTACCAACAGTCATTTTTACAAATGGACCTCTCATCAAATTATTATTATAATCAGGCATTACATTACCCATTAAATAATTCAATTTTTGATACATTGGTTGCATTTCTTCAGCAGATAATGCTGCTACTTTAAATCCGATACTTACTTTTCTAGTAAATCCATTATATATATAAAATTCTTCACCTCTACCAACATAATTTACTGATCCCCATTTTGCATCAGTACTATCTGAAAACTGGGTGATATATGCTCTAAATATCATCCAATCTGCTTGTGTTGGATTATTTCCATTTAATGCTTGTATTCTAAATTTAACTAAATCATTTATGTTTATCTTTCCTATAGAAGGAATATTTACTTCATCTCCTATAGTTCCAGCAGGAGCATTAAATATAGGGGTTAAATTAATTTGGTCTTGAACTCCACTTCCTACTCTCTTTTCACGAGAAGCTTCTCTCCAAAATTTATTTATTTGTATTACTTTTGTTCCATTAGTATAAGTAGGAGTCCCAAATAAACTAGGTAGTATTCCATCTTTAGGATTTCCTCGCCCTCCATCTACTACTGGGTCTCCATATATACCAAAAGTATTTACTTGTTGTCTATTAAAAGTATATGTTTTTTCTCTTAATTGTTTAGACGCAATTAATTTTTGATATGTTTTATATGAAGCATTACTAGAAAGAGTATTATATTGAGGTACGGCTCCAAAAGAAAAATTATTATTATCTTGTAATATTACACCATTTACTCTTGCAGTTTTACCATAAGTAGCTAAATTTTTAGGTAAACTAATTTCAGATCCTGAAAAGTATTGATTAGATACTCCGAAATCATTGCTTGCTGTTAAAGCTCCATTCCATATTCCTCCATCATAAGTAACAGGATTGTTAATTAATGAAGTTGGTTTTGGTAATTCAAATCTTTGAAAAGATAAAGATGAAGAAGTACGATTAGATAATTCTATATCATTACTTGATGTTAAAGCTCCAGCCCAAACTTCTCCTTTATATAATTTAGAAGTAGTGTCATTTAATGTTGTGCGTTCATTAGCAACTGATTTTAAATCAGGAAAATATGAATCAGATAATGAAGAGGTAGAACGACGAGATGCTTGAACATAATACAATCTATCATTTCTTAGCATTGCACTAGCGCTAGTATACGATGATTCTTGTTTATTTTTTGCTAATTGAAATGCATTATAATCAGTAACATCATAGTTTAAAAGAGAACCACTAAGAATTTGTTGATTATCTTTTGTTAGATTAAATTCTCTATTAGTTAAATTAGTTGAAGTATTAGTTAATAAAGATAATCCATAATCAAAACTACTACTAATTTTTACCTCAGGAATATGTTGAGCATTATAATTTCTGTTTTTAGCAGCATCTATTTTTAATTTATCATTAGTATACTCTGGGGTTCTAGGAATTAGTGTTCTTCCAATACCATATACTGAACTAGGTCCTCCTATATAATCAGCTATTCTGCTATTTTGTATATCGTTGTATACTGAATTAGCAAATGGGACTCCTCCTTCAAATGTAGCTGCTATAACATTTAATGTTTTTAATTCTTTTTTCCTTAACTTAATATTTCCCTTATAAAGATCATAATTAGCACCTAAACCAAATCTATTTCTTAATCCAGCTAATCTATTATTTTCTTCATTATTGTTATTTTGAGCAACTGCTAAGTATTTAGTTTGGTCATCTTGAACAGGTAATAAACCATGTCTATTAAAGTGTTGACCAAAAGCATTAACTGGTACTTGAGCTAAGGTGTTAATTCCTAAATTATAGATACGAGTAGGTCCTACAGCATTTACTAATTTATTTGCTGTGTTTAAAGCAAAGTTACCTACATTTCTTAATAATCCACCACCTTTAGTAGGATTATCTGTTTTTAGTTTTTTAGTTTCTAATTGAGGATTAGATAGTTGTAATCCTATTTGCTTAACAATGAATAAAGGGCCTTTTGGAAAGTCGGTAAGAAATTTCCCTATACGAAAAGTATCAACAATCGAAGCATTAGCGGCACCTACAACTCCTCCTCTAACTAAACCATCATCGAATTTAGTCATTCGAAAACGGTTAAAGCCACTATCAACAGTATTGATATCTACTTGTTGATAAGGTTGTCCACTATTGCCCCCACCTGGAGTATCGCTTCCGTACTTAAGTGATTTTAAGTTTGTTTTTAAATCAAGTAGGGCCATTTATGTTATATTAGTAGCGTCCCTCTGTTGGTCCTAAATCTTTATATTGACGACCAGATCTAGATTTGTATATTTGTGATACAACTCCTACTGGTTTAAGATTTGGTGCAATTGAATCTAATTCATCTAAATTAGATGGTTGAGGTTTTACTCCTAAATTACCATTACTAGTTCTCCATGTTACATTAGGATTACCATTAACTGAATATAGATCATGAAGAGATCCTGGAGGAACTGGGTCAACCCCAAATTGTGCTGGTTTGTTACCACCTAAACCTAGATTGCTGTCTTTTAATTTGTTTAATAATGCCATGGTTTATTGTTTGATATAAATATTAAAATATTATGCTACTTTATATGAGCCTTGCACTAATGTACTACCTACTTTTTTACCATCCATGTTGATAGATGTATCTTTACTATATAATTTATCAATAGATGCTTTAACTTCATTAATTGCTGCTATCATTGGTGTAAGATCAATACCAGTATTTATTTCTTCTTTACCTCCATTAATAACATCACCAATAGCTTTAATAGGAGCTGTAATAAGACCTGTAATTCCACTAACAACAGAATTAGAAGATTGATTATTTGAAAATTCATCTAATGCTTCTAATTTAGATGTATCAATTGTGGCAAGTGCTGCTGATACTCCAATTAAAGCTCCTGCTATTGATTGTAGTGCTGTTGCTGTTTTTGTTAAACCATCACCAGCTGCTGCTAAACCTTGTAATTTTTCAATAGGATCACCTCCTAAGAAAGCACCAATAGCACCTATTACCCCACCTGCTCCAAGTGATGCTAAACCAACTCCTATACCTATAAGTGCAGGACCTATTGCTAATAATTTTGTTACATCTACTCCTTGTAATGAACTAAATATAGTAGCTATACCAGTAGCAGCAGCAGTAATTATTGTTCCTATTCCTTCAAAAGCAGATTTAATAGCATTACCAAAAGCTTCTATACCAGGAGCGGCTAATTTTAAAGCATATCCTAATGGTATTAAAGCAGCTCCTAATATTCCTATAGCAATTGCTCCTTTAAGTATAGGTCCTGTCATTTTACCTAATAAGAAAGCAACTCCTGCTAAACCTACTAAAGCAACACCTCCTTTTGCAATACTTTCCCATTCTACTTCAGCAAATTCTTGGAATGCTTTTGCTGCTATAAATAAAGCTCCTGATAGTATTAGAATAGCAGCTGCTCCTTTTAATACATCATTCATTTTTATTCCTTTTAAGAATCCACCTACACCTTCGCCTTTTGTTTTTGATGTTACTTCATCTGCTTTTCCTGTTACTTTATCTGCTAAATCTCCAGCTTTATCTGTTGCTGTTTCTTTTACTTTATCTGTTACTTTTTTAGTTAAAGTAATACCTCTACTTGAAGTAATTGTTTCTTTTGCTTTATCTGTTACTCCTCCAGTTAATGATTTTGTTCCTGCAAATCCTTCTTTTATACTACTAAAGTATTTTTTAACTCCATCTACTGAAAAAGCTGATTTAAGGGATTTACCTAAAGAAGGAATAGATTTAACTATAGAAGTTAAACTAGTATATATTCCTCCAAACCCGCTAGCTATTTTAGGTAACAACACAGCAGTAGCTATTAATCCTATAACCCACTTACCTGTAGTTGAACTAGCTATATCAGATATTAATTCTGCTATACCTGAAATTACACTAAATAGAGGACTAAATATACTTAAAATATTTACTGCTGTACCTACAATATCAGCTAAAGCGTCTAATAATTGTCCTACAGGACCTGCTACTAAATTACCAATTATATCTTGTAATTTAATCATAGCATCCTGGAACTTATCTTGGGCTGCTCTTTGTTGTTCTTGTTTTTTAAGATATTCGGAGGCTGATAGTCCTTGCCTCTTCATGTCTTCTAATTGTTCTTTATTTAGTTTAGCTGCTTCATCTCCATATTTGTTTATGGCTTCTTGTTTCATTAACATTTCAGACATTTCTTCTCTACTCAAACCAAAAGCATCTGCTAATGATTTCTGAGCGATAACGTTCATGTTTTGAAAGTCTTCTAATGTTCCTACTTGAGATGATATTTCTTTAGTTAAAGCTAATTGATCTCCAGATAAAGCAGCAGCTCGTGCTCTTTCTAAGTTAAGTTGTTTACCTGTTATTAATTCAGCTTTTAATTCATTTTCAAGTGATTGCTCAAAATTTAGTAGTGATTCACCAACTTTATCTATTTGATCTAATGTTAATCCTAATTTTCTAGCTTCAACAACAGCTTGACCTAATGCTTTTGGATTACCTTGGAATTTAACTAATATTCCAGCACTTAATTTAGAAACATCTTGTAATATTTCTTTACTACTAAAATGAGTTTTTGTTGATTGTTGAGCATAAAAAGCCGCTTCTCTTAAACTATCAGTATATTTTTCTGTAGGCATTCCAGCTGCAGCAGATGCTTTAGCTAGGTTTCCTGCTTCTTGAGATGATAATCCGGTTAATTCAGTTAATTTAGCAAATGTAGCTAATTCTTCATTACTAAATCTAACAGCAATTCCTAATTGTTGAGATAGCTCGGTTTGAGCTTTTAATAATCTATCAGTATTAATAAAAGTATCACCTGTACTTCTTGCAAAATCAGCATAGCCTTGTCTTAAATCTTCAGCTGCACTTGCACTGAGATTTAATGATTTGCCTAATTCTACTACTTGTTTATTAGCTTCTAAAGCTTTTGTTACTATAAAAGTAAAAACAGCTTCAGGTGATTTTATATTTTCATAAAATCCTTTAGCTAATGTTGATAATCCTTTTAAACCAATTTTTAATCTATTACTAAATGACGTTGCTTTATCTCCTGCTTCTTCAATTTCAGCAGCTAATTTTTCCATTTCAGTAATAGCTTCATCTGCATTGAGATATTGGCCTATACCTGGAAGTTTAGATAAGGATTTAGAAAATGCTCCTAATAAACCCGTAGATTTTTCTATTCGTTTTCTTATTCGTTCATTTTCTTTTAAAAACTTTATTTCTTCTTCTTGAGCTTTTAAAGTTTCTTTTCCGTTTTTAATTATTTCAGCAGCTGTTTTAGCTAAATTTTCTTGTTTTTGTTGGTTTTCTGTAAGATTTTTTAATAACTGATCTGAGGTTTTTACTTCTTCTTGAGCATCTCTAAATCTTCTTCGAGCAATAGCTAATTCTCTAAGGCTAATACTTTCTCCTCTTTCTCTTCTTTTTAAAAGATCTTGGAATATAGTTCTAGTTGCATCTACAGTATTGTTAGCTTTTAAATTTAATTTATTTTCTTTATCAATTTGTTCAATTAATTTACTATTAGCTTTTAAGGCGTCCTGATATTGTTTAGTTACATCATTTTGAATATTTTTAAAAGCAATTTTTGATTTAGCCGTATTATCCTCAACTGCTTTGATTTGTTTAGCTAAATCTTTAGATTTAATTTGGTAACCTAAATATTTTTCAGCATTAGCCGCAATATCTTGAGATAATTTTTGTTGTTGCTTTACAGTAGCAAAGTATAATTGCTCTTCAGCTGTAAGATTTTTTAATAATCTTCTCCTTTCAGTTATAGAATTATTTAACTGACTAGATAAATCAAGTAATTTTTCACTATTTTGTATGCCTTCTTGTTGAATTCTTATTTCTTCTGGGGTAGCCATGGTATGGTGTTACATTATATAAATATTAAAAGCGCCTATTTTTTAGGCGCTTTTGCTACATATGTTGGTTGTTTAGGAGCCACGTTAGGACGTGATATCTCTTTACCCGACTTATTTTTCATTAAGTTTTGTTGCTTTTCTGCTTCTTCGCGTTCTTTATCATAAAATTCTTTAATTTTTTCAAATGTAAAGCGACGAAGCCAAATAGGCATGTTGTATATAGTATCCCAATCGTATCCTCCCTTACCATGAAACACGATATCATGAATTTGAGAAAATACATATAATCTATACTCCGGCGTCAGGCCAAAAAAAGTCAAGAGATAGTGGTATCGCTATACCCTCCCCTGTATAGTCTTCATCCTGTGGAATATAGGTTAAATTGATATCTGGGGATATTTTATTGTAGAATTCACGTAATGCTCTAGCGTCTTTGGCAATAAGATAATTATCAACAAAATCACGAATATCCTTTTGATCACGTTTTCCTTCAATAGATGTAATCATGTGTTTCAAACGTGTAGTAACATCTGCTGTAACATTTGGGTTGATTTTTTGCATTCCCTTAATTTCAGCATCAATTTTTTGTTCGTCACCATGTGTTAACAGTTTAAAAGTAACACTATTTCCTGAATGTGGGAGTGAAAATGAAAATTCATTTAATCCACGTTTAAATAATGATGTATCTACTATTTTATCTTCTAATGTAGATAAATCAGCTGTATATTCTCTATTATTGTATCTAAATTGATAATCCTTACCATAACCTAAAATACGAGCTGCAATTAATATTGCATTCTTATCGCCAATTAATAATTCATTGTAATTAATTGGTGTAACAATTAGTGATTGAAGTAATTTATCAATTACTGTTCCATTTCTAAGATAATTAGCATTGGTAAGAATATCTTCTTCCTTTGCTGTCATATACTTCATTTCAATTTCACCTTTAGCTAGTGGTGATGTCTCAGGATACAATAAACCTTTTGAGGGCAATGTAACTGTTTCTGTTGGGATTTTTAATTCTGCCATAAACTATTTTATTTGTGTATATATAAATATATGCAGAAAAAAGGTGTCTGCAAAAGCAGACACCAAAGGAAAAAAATATGAAGGATTTTTTAGAAGTTGAGTACACAATAATCCATCGCGATTGTTACTGAAAGATTAATTGCTGCTTCGTTTGCCCAATCGTATTCACCGAATGTAGCTGTTTTACAATAAGCACCTTTTATAATCCACTCACCAACAACATCACCCACTGGTCCTAAAATATCTAATGTTAAGTCTTTCTTATAGAAATCTGAATATCCATCACGACCAGTTACTGATTCGTGTGCTAAACGAGCCCACTCCATTACTGCTTGTGCACCAGATGGGGTTACAGGATCGTATAAGCTTAATGTCATATCATTCCATCTAACTTTACCTTTTACTTTACGGTAAACGTTAATGTGGTCTAATATAATTTCACCAGCTTCGAATCCAGGTGCAGATGCAGCCTTAATCAAATAAGCCGGGATACCATCTATGTACATGATGAACCTATTCTGAACCTTAGGTTCAAAAGCGGTAAACATGATTTCGTTAGCGTCTAATACTGCCATTTTATGTTGTGTTTATTTGCTATTAATAAATATTAGTAGCTACATTCCCTATGCAGGGAATGAAGCTCCAGTTGGTTGTACGTTAAAATTCAAGATAATGAATTCAGCAGTCTTAGTTGGTTGGATATAGATCTGACCTACTAATTGGTTTCTATCGATTACATCAGGTGTATTATTGGTATCATCCATTACTACCTTGTAAGCATATAAACCTTGACGTTGTACTACTGATTCAAGATATGGATTAACTTGAGATAAGAATCTGTTACGAGTTACATTTGTATTTTGTTCAAATACCAAGTTATTACCTACTTGACCTATATAATTTTTCAATGCAATCAACAAACGACGAACATTTACACGATCAAGTGCTGTTTGTTTTTTCTGCAATGTTTTCTGACCAAATACTACAACACCTTCACCAGGGAATGTAGCTAATGGATTAACATTTGCTTCGTATAATGTATCACGATTTGCTTGAGATAATTTTCTTTCAGCACGTAATACTGAAGGAACACCACCACGGTTTAAACCTGCAGGAGCAAACCATTCAGCACCAACTTGGTCGTTGAATGCAAATACACCACCCATTACAGTTGAAGGTGGAGCCCAAACTGCCTTACCAGTTCCACTTGAATATAATTGAATCCAAGGATAGTAAGTAGCTGCATAGTTACTTGATTGACCTTGAGCAGCAGTAGCAGCACTTGCTACAGTAGCACCATATAATTTAGTATCAATAACTGCAATTGCATCACCTCTACCTTCACAAGTAGAAATCATAGTTGACACTGCGTTACCTGTTGTATCAAGAGTTAAACCAGGAGCTAATAATACATTAAATCTAAATTCGTCTTGGTTTGCTAATAATTGGAAAGCTTCTGTATAATCATCATTACCAAATCCTTGAATATTAGTAGCTGTGATAGTTTCATTCATTTTTTGTTCAGCACCTGTTGCAGCTACTGCACCACCAAATGATCCACTTCCTAATGCTGGTAGGCTACCACTGTATTGAGTAGCTTTATAAATACCATTATTATCAATAGAATCTACTTGTGGAGTAGTTATAGATTTAACACGAACAAACTGAGATGCATTTGTATAAGAGCCTGTATAGTTAATAACATTATTTGTAGCGTCGTATACTGGTTTTAGGTCACCAATTACACGAGAAATAAAGTTAGGTAACATTGGATCTAATGATAAATTAGGCCATGTTTCTAAGTAATTCTTTTGAGCATTATTATCATTACCAGCACGGATACCTAAACTAAAGGTACCACTTCCTGTGTTTACATTGATAATTTCCCAACGAACATTAGCTATAGTTCCGTTTGGTAAAGCACCACTAACTTCAGTACCACCTGCACTATTCATTTGGTTACCCCAAGCTAATGTTTCAAGTACAAATGAATTAGCGGAAGCTGCGTAATCACCTACAGATGAACTTGCATATAAACCGTAATTAGCTGAACCACTGATAATTCTAGTAACTAATAATGTTTGACCACCGTTTTGGAAGAAATCTTTAGCGGCTAATGATGTAAGATATTCGTAGTAATAACTACCACTTTTAAACGTTTCTCCGAATTTTGCTACGTATTCGCTATATGAAGTAACATAGGTAGGAATGTATGGTTGACCCAACACAGTTGGACCAACAATAGCTGTTGCTGAACCTACAATGCCTCTTTGAACCAGCGATTGGTCTGATTCATTTTGGAATACACCAGGAGATAAAATTGCTTCTGCCATTTTGTATATTTGTTTTTAAAAAATTTAATAGGATTGACCTACCGATAAATATCCAAAAACCACTACAAAACGCGGAAATATTATTGAATAGGTGTGATCTCTCCCGTTTCTGGGTTAATTGAGCCTATACCGTATTTTTCTTGAAGAGATTTAACTAATTCATTCTCCTTTTTCTCAATTATATCTAAATCATTAAGTAATGATTTTTTATCAGATTCACGTTTTTCAACTTGCTCTAATAATGCAAGACGTTGTGCTTCTGCTACACCAATTTCGAATAGTGTTTGGTTGTACTTTGATTGAAATTCTTTAACTTGTTGTAATTCTTCTTGTGTTAATTGTGCCATAACATTTATTTTTCCCATTTAGCTAATGGGCAAGCTTCAGGACCAGGTTTAGGTGAAAATACTTTTTTACTTAATGGGCACCCACATTCACTACATATAAATGAATTAATTGCGAGTACATAAGTTTTTTTCTCACATGATTCACAAACACTAGCGCGATATTCGGCTAGTGCTTGTTCTTCAGGTGTTGGGTCAGCCGCAGCTACCCATGCTTTAAATATCTCCGTTATTTTGTTCATTGTCGAATGGAACTATTTCTCCAGTATTTAAATCAAGACTACCATCTCCATATTTAATAGAGAGTTTACTATAATAATCCTGCTCTTGAGCAACAACGTTGCGATAGGAGGCAAGTAAGTTTTCTTTTTCAATACGATTTTTACCTAAAGCAAACGTAATATTATTAAGTTGTGCTCTAAAGGCTTTAATTTGATTTAAATCTTCTTCAGAAATAAACTTTTTTTCTTCACTCATTATTTAGCTTTTTTTACTGGTTTTTTAGTAGCAGGTTTTGTAGAGGCTTGTTTAGTAGCATTAGCTTTTCTAGTTACTTTTTGTTCTTCAGTAGCAATTAATTCGTCTACTGTTAATACTAAGTCGTTTTCTACTACTGATACATTTGGGTCTTGAGCTACAATAGGAGCAGCTGCTTCAGGTTGTTGTTTTTTCTTGTTAAGTACTACTGCGGCAACAATACCTGCAACCACAATGAGAATGATAAGTGCTGACATAATAAATTGTTTTTTATTTGATGTATATAAATATATAATATTTTTAGGAAACAACCAAAATTTCTCTCAACTTTTTTATTACCATTTCAGAAGTTATTGATTTAGAACATTCAAATTGGCGATTTGTTCCTTTATGTACTGGGCACCAATTCCAATCTCCTGCATCTAATTGGTGTGAATTAAAACATCCCCTACATTTATCTTGTGGTGCATCAAGGTGATAACAACTTTCTGGTTCAGTATATGGCTCTGTAAATCCAGAAATGACAATTGTTGGAGTGTTAGTTGCCCAACTTAACCAACTTAATCCACTACTGATACCAATAAATAATTCTGACTCATGTAGTGTTTTTATGGTATTATCTAAATCATATGAATTAAGGTATTTTATTCCTTTAGGATGAATATTACCCATATATCCATCTTCTTCTTTAGATAATAAAAATACTTCATATCCTTTATTAGAACACCAATCAACAATTTTTTGCCATCCGTCTATGTTATTCCAATATTTAGCTTGTGCTGTGCCATGAATTGCGATTGATATTTGTTTCTTTTTAGCTGCTAATGATTTTTTTAATTTAGGTATAACTTCTTTAAATTTTAATCCTAAAATATCAGACGATGTTTGTTGTAAAGGTATACATCTAAAATCAGATACATTTTTATTTAAATCCATCTTACCATCAGCAAAATAAAACCATCCTACAGTATACATAGCGTATAACCCATTTGCTGTTTCTCCAGGTCTAATAAATTCAATTTCTGGGTATTGGTTTTGGAATAGATGGTTATGGAATGTGGAGCAAACTATTTTGCAGTTATGTTTTTTTCTAAATTCGTCTACATATGGAAACCAGGCTAGTGTATCACCTAGTGATTTTGAATCTAAAGCAATATACACTTTTTTACCTTCAGCATTGTAGTCATGCTCAAATATTGTATTTCCATTTTCATCTTCTACTTTTATTTTCCAATCAATAAAATATTGTTTACCTGCTCTAACCCAACAGTCACTTCCTACTTTTTGGGAATATTCTATTCCACCAGTATTTTTATTTATAAATTTTACTATATGGTTTTTATACGGTGAATTTAATATTTCAACAAAAGGACCATTAATAAAATTAATGTTAAACCTAGGTGTATTTGGTTTTGAGGGTTTATTCAATCTTTCAGTTTTATAAATTGATATTAATTGATCTTTCATACTAATTTCGTATTTACCTAATAAATCTTTTACTCTGTTTTTCCAAGATAATTCTAAAGCCTGTTGTTTAGCTCTTTTAGAATATTTTAAATGAACTATTGGATTAGAAATTAAATATTTAATTTTTTGTTTTATTTGATTTACATCTCTATCTATCTTTAATAATCCTTCTAAGTTATTATTATCTTCAAAAGTACCTACTATGGGTAATCCTGAAGCTAATGCTTCAAGTAAAGTTAAGTTAGGATGTCCTGCCTCCAAAATAGAAGCATGTACAAATATACTATGTTCTTTATATAAATCCCTTAATTGTTCTTCATTTAAATCATAAAGAATAGTAAGCTTATCATAATCTGGGGGGAATGTATCAAAATAATTTTTGTTATTATTAGGGCCTGCTATTGTAATTGGTAAATTAAGTTGTTTAGCTGCTTCAATAGCATATCCAAATCCTTTTCTATCTTCAGCTTGATTATGAATAAAACCATTATTAGCTACACATAATAACTTATGTTCTTTAATTCCACTAGGAGTAAAATAATCAGTATTAACTCCGTGGGAAAAATATTCAGGTATTCCTTCAAAATAATCAACTAAAAATTTAGCAGGTACAAATGCTTTTTTAGCATTTTTTATTGCTTGTAAATTTTCTTTATATACTTGAGATTCTTTACCATACAAATAAGCATGATGGTCATGCATAGTAAAATAATAAGGAATACCTCGTTCATGTGCCATATTAGCTAAATTAGCAACATGAATATGAACAATATCATAATCTTCTACTTCATTTAAATATTGAATTTGAGAATCATGACCTAATTCTAATAGAGCATTATGTGTCTCCCAAATTATTTTTTCTACAGCACCCCACCCATTAGGAGGAATTGGAAGTAAACCCGGCGTAACATTAATTATCTTCATATTTTTTTAGCGTATATAAAACCAGCAATATCATTTTCATTTGAATGTCTATATTCTACTTGATACCCTTCATTAACAAGTCTATTAAAAATTGGTTTAGGATCTTTATGAAATTCAATAAAGAATTGATTTATATTTTTAAAGTAACTACTGTCTAAATTATCTAATACATCATATTCCGCTCCCTCAATATCTAATTTTAAAAGATTGATTGTTGGTTCTATATTTAATATATTATGTAAAGATATTGAATCTATTTTGGCAGAAAAAACATTATCATCTTTTATTCTATATTCACTCATAACACTACCTACTGAATTTATTAATACTATATTAAAATCAACAGGTTCATTTTTATGGCTTAACACCTTATTTATAGTAATAACTGAAGGGTCATGTTTGTAATTGGATTCTAAAAAATTGTAAGGTAAAGGGTCAGGTTCTATACTATATACTCTTGTAGCTCCATTTTCTTTAGCAAATAAGGTAAAAAATCCTACATTAGCACCTGCATCTATTACAACACCTTTTGTATCCATTCCTGCACACAAATCACCAAAGAAAAAGTCAACATATGATGGTCCAACATCGTCATGTGTAGGAGTACTATATGGTCTTTTTACTAAAGGATCAACATTATTCATTATAAATTTATCAATTTGTAGCAATCGCTTATTAGGGCCATACACTTTAACACAAAAACCAGGAAATTTATTATTTTGTAAAACTGTATTTACTAATTTTGTGCCAAGAGGAATTACCCAACAATTAAAAGTATTAGAAATTGTTAAATTATCCCAAGTATAATAAGCGCAATCTAAATGTAAATCAGATATTACAATACTACAATTACTAATTTTAACGTCTGCTGTGTTACATTCAAAATATAGTTTACATTCACTTTTATCAAATCCTATATTTAATAATTTCATTTTATTTTATTTATTATTAAATTGAGAATAAAAATCAACAATTTCTTTATGATAAAGATCTGTAGATCCCTGTATGATTATTCCTTGATTATTGATGTCCATTTAATAGATAATTTAATGCTTCATCTATTCCTTTTTTTTCTTTAAATCCGTGATAAGCAATGATTTGTTCAGAATCATAAATATATTCCCAATTATTTCCTTTAGCATCAAAATGATTATTTAAATTTTGATCCTTAATAATATTTTCTTCAGTTAATCTAACAGCACTTGGTGAATGGGTATTTAAAAAAGCAAATCCTAAACTTTCAGTGGCATTTCTTTTCCATAAACAAATATTAAATGGAGTTTCATCATGCATTGGATAATAATACCATCTTTTATCTAAAAGGTATTTATAATTACATAATGAGGTGTATTCTTCAAAAAAATCTCTACAATTAGAATTAAAAGTATACATACATGACCAAACGTATCTTTGTGTTCTTCCAGGAACATTAAGATAATTCATTAATCTTGTCTCATCAAGAATTACTGTTTCTCCATTATTATCTAATTCCCACATAAAGGGATATTCATGAGGACCAAAACTAGCTTTAGGATATGGTAAATCATGTTTTAGATTATCAAAAGAAAATCTTCTAGAATATAATATATCTGTATCAGAGAACATATAATGTTCATTAGGAAACATATCCATTGTAAGTAAAGATAATTCTGCTTTATAATAGTAAAAAGATGGATATTGATCTTTAAGAGGAAAATATACCTTAGTTAAATTTTTAAATTCAAAATCACTGTCAAATCCAATAGTATAGTAAACTATTTTTACATCATCTGTTATCTTATTAGATAAGGATTTTATACAAGCTATTGCTTGATGTTCATATGCTTTGTTACTGTATAAGAAAAAAACCATAATTATATAATTTGTATTTCTGGGAAAAGAATAATGTATTTACCTTGATAGTGATTTTTTAAATTGTTTATAATTTCTTCTTTAAAATTATGAGCTAATATTAAAATATAATCTACTTTATTTTCTTTTAAGTAATTCCTATTTTTAATTTGTATACCAGTTCCGGGTATATATTTATCTTGTTTTAAATCAGTATCATCTATAACAACATCTAATATATTACAATCAATTTGAGCACTATTTAAAAATATACATCCTTTAGCGGCAGCTCCAAATCCTACTATATTATTTCCTTGTTGTTTTAAAGATATTAAAAATTCTCTGCAACTCAAAATATGATTTTTAATATCATTACCCCATTCTTTATAATAATCTTTAGTAATTTTTTGTTCTTCTTCAATTAACTGTTGAACTCCATCACAAGGTTGAAATGCTTCTCCTAACTCACCAATATGAGTAATTAATAGTCGTAAACTTCCTCCATGAATAGGATATTTAACAGCTTTTACAATCCTTAAATTATATTTTTCAAATAATGTTTTTAATGGTTCTATTAAATAATAATAAACATGTTCATGATAAATTTGATCATATTGTTTTGTTTCCATATTTGTTTTCCAATAAGGAAATTCTAAGCACCATATTCCAAATTTATCTAAACTTATTGATATAGCCTCTACATAGTCTTCAATTGGTGGAGTATGTTGAAACACATTTGTAGATGTAATTAATTTAAACTTTTTATCTATTTTTTTAGCTGTATCTACTCCCCAAAAAGCATTAATTGATGGTACTCCTTGTTGGTTACTTAATTTTGTTAAATTAGCTGAAGCATCAACATTTAAGACTTGTAAAAATGGTTTTTCTTTTAAAAAAGTTTTTAGTAATGTACCATCATTTCCCCCAATATCTAAAACATTATCTTCTTCTTTTAATAAAGTATAGTGATCAACAAACCAAAACATCTCTTTACAATGCTCTATATATGGTTTTAATACTCCAGATTTATACGAATAATCTGAGAACATTAGGTTTGGGTCCACATTATATGTAAGACATGATAATTTACTTTTAGAAAAATATTGAACCTCTAATGGGTATTTAATACAATTAAAGGATTCTTCTTTTGTATTAGATAAATTATTTACTAAAGGCATATCACCTAAACTAAAATAGGTAAATTTATCAGAATCATATGTTATAGGGCATTGATTTACAGTCATGTATTTTTATTTGAATAAAATTTGTCTTCTATTTTTTTCTCTATCAATCCATTCTTTATCTATTAATGAATTAAAACTTTCAATTATCTTATCTTCTTCATATACAACTACCTTAACATCAATGTTAGGTTCACTCATACTTAAATAATTAAACCACCAATAATCAGGATCTAAAGTAACTTCTTGTAAAAAAGGAGAAAGTATTTTATATGTTCTAGTTTGATTTGATTCATTGTGGAAAAATAATATTGGAGTATTTATATCTTTAGGGTTAATATATACTCCATTTAATTTAATAATAGTAGATGTATTCGTTTTAGAATTAGTAAAAATATTTCTAGATGAGTCTAGGATTGCATAATTATTTTTATGTTCTTTAAAGGCTTCTGTTACTATGTATTCAAATAAATGGTTATTTTTATCTTTTAAAAGATTTTGATTCCATTCATCTAACGTTTTAGGAAAGGTAAGTTTAGAATTAAATTCTTTTAAAAAACCCCCAAAACAAAAAGTTTCATATACTTCAAAAATTCCATTATCTTCCCAATAAGGAAATTCATAAGGTCTTAATTTGAAAAAAAATAATTTTTTATTGTTTTTTACTAAATCTACCTTTATATCATCTAATTTTTTTAAATCATTTATATCAAATTCAGCATCTGCTTCTAGAATAGTAAAATAATCATATTCTAAATTTTTGATAAAATTAAGAGCAATATTAAAAATTCTAGAAAGAGCAGCAGAATGAGCAATATTTATTGCTTCTATCCTAAATAAATCACACTTAAAATAATAGTCTGCTGGGTATGTTTTTAGGGTTTTATTTGTATATATTGTATTAGTTTTATCATATATACAGTAATCAACCATATTAATTATATAGGAAGGAATAACATGATGTGAAGCTATTAGTATTTCTTTATTTAGTGTTTTTAATTTGTTAATTAAATCTACTAAAAGTTTTTCCCTATATTCATCACTAGGCCAACAAGATAAGATAACTATTTCTTTCATTATTTATTTTTTAGTAGCGAATATTACTTCACTTCCTCCTTTATATTTAATAGCTTGATCTTTAACAAATTCTTCAACTTCATATCCATTATCAGATAATTTTCTAACTAGATTATTATATTTTTCTAAATAATCCTCTTCAAAAAAATGACATTCAATTAAAATATTATTTATATTTTTGAACAAAGAAGAATCTACATTTTTAATAATTTCATACTCTCCTCCTTCAATATCAATCTTAAGTAAATCTATATTACCTAATTTATCTACAAGATCTTTTATAGTAATAGTATCTACAACTACTTTATCATTTCCTTTTACTCCCGCATTGTGATTTTTTAATTTATCTGGGGGGATAGTGCTGCTTATGATTGGATTTTCTTCTGATTGGTAGAATGTAATGGGATCATTTGTAGAATTAAGTGCTTTTGGAATTATTTCTACTCTATATTCTCTTTTAAAATTATTTTTTAAATCTTTTAATGCTTTGCTGTCGCATTCTACTGCAATGATTTTTTCACTTAATTCTTTTTGAATTAAATATTCAGTAAATACTCCTACATTTGCACCAACATCTACTATACTATCAAATTTTTTATTAAAATATTTTTTATATTTATCTTCAATAAAAAATTCTTTATAATTTATATAATAAGGAATGCTATTACTTAAAGAAACTCTTGGAATATTTACAAATTTTTGAAAATAAGGATATTCATAAATTAACTCATTATTTTCTTTTTTATAAATACATATTTTTATCCCCCCAAATTTTGGATCTTTTTCATAATCATGCATGCCTTTATTTATAGGAACCATCCAATATTCTGCATTTTTATATAGTGCATTATACTCACCAGACCACAATACACCATCTGATTGATATTCTCTTAAAGTTATAATTATAGGAATATTTATGTCTTCAGATGTACCATAGTAGACTTTTTGCTCAGATGCATCCCATCTACTCCAGATGTTATAATTTGCCATTGGTTTTGTATTTAATTTATTTATTATTTTTTGAATATTATTTTCTTTACTTTTAAAATCTAAATATTCAATATTTTTATGTTTATCAAAGTAATTTAAATATACGTCCAGATTATAGATTAAGGAAGGAACTTGCCAACTAATTGCCTCTCTAATTACTAAAGGCATTGTTTCTTTATCTGTATTAGATCCTCTAGAAGTAAACAAAAATAGATCAGCTGCTTGATAAAATTTATCAACATCACTTCGTTCTCCCCACCATTTACAATTTGATGGAAAATCCTTCATTAATGGTTCCCAATAATATTTGAAATTATCTGCTTGATTACCAATAAAGTGGAATTGAATAGGATAGTTTTGAAGTTGTTTAGAATACTCAATAACCTCAGCTTGATTTTTTCTTGGTGTAAATAAACCAACAGTTATAACGTGTTTTTTATCAGGATCTAATCCTAATTCGTTTAATAGTTCTTCTCTAGTTTTAGTGCGTTTATGATATTCAATTGGATATTCTACTAAATCACAAGGAATACCTAATGGTTTGTAAGCATCAACTTGATATTGACTTACCATTGCAAATCTATCTGGAAAATGTAGTTTATTGTTTATGTCAAAACTAGAATCATGTGATGTTTCAATGATAGTATATTTTCTATCTAAATTATATAATCTTGAAGCAATATTGTAAGGCATAAACATCTCAGGTATTTCCTGAAGGTGGATTACATCGGGGTTTATGTTTTTAATAAAAGAAAATAAATTTTCTCTTTTTTCCCCTAATGTAATTAATCTACTGCCTAATAAATTAACAATGCGATTTCGTTGAACTACTAATACTCCACCAGTAACATTATCCCATTCTATACACCAAACTTCACAGCTCTCAGAGAGAACTTCCATTTGTTTGTAAAGGTACTGAGGCATTCCGCCTGTTGACAGGTGAGGGGCTATAAACAAAACTTTCATAACTAGATTTAATTATATTAAATTTCTCCGTATGGTGCTGCTTTATAATGTCTTCCATCAGGATCCGTAGCTTGTAATTCAGCTGCTTTATCTATTGCTTCTTGTTCTGTTGGGTAGATATATTCAGGGTCATCTGGGGTTAATTTGGCTACCCAAATTTGATCGTTACCCGGGATGAATTGTTTTAGTACTACGTACATAATTTAGATTTTATAGCCACGGGGCTTGTTGAATTAATACTGGTGGATTAATTTGGTTTTCTATTTGTTGGGTTAGACTAGTAGTTATACTATTGTAATATTCCTCTCCCATAGAGGAAGTAACCCAACCATAAACAGTATCAAATGTTAATTCATTAAAAGGAATAAATACTGACTCTGAAGTGTATTGAACGGGTTGAGTTCCAATTTGACGAGCACTATATGATCCTGTTATGGCTTCTACTTGCCAATGTATTAAAAATACTACATCTGTTTGACCGGATGCTGTAGGATATGATTCTAGTGGATTAAAATTCCAATTATAAGTAAGTTCTATCATAATTTGTATTAATAAATATAACTAAAAAATTTTAAATAATCAAATTTTATGGTAAAGAATATCTTGATTTTAATGCATTGTAATTTTGAGTAATATTTGCTGCCGATAATGATGATGAGTACCACATTATATGAGCAATAGACATAGATATAGGAGTAGCTCCATTTCCAGCAGAAGCCCACCAATAAGTTCTAGTAGGATCAATAAAACTAGTATTAACAAAAGTATCAGTAGTAGTACCACCTAATAAAGTACCATTTAGATAAAAATCAATGCCAGTATTACTACTAACAAAAGTATACATTGCTGTTGTATATAATGGTGAGAATTGATTTGGATTACTGCTATACACGGTAGCATTAAAATTGGGTGTTCCTTGTGATATTTGTATTTCACCTGGACCCTGTCCTGAAAAATATTGGAGAGTTCCGTATGATGTTGGATTTCCATTATCTGAAAAGAATCTAATCCTACTGAAAAGAAAAGGTGCAGGACCAAAAGACATTATCATATTTAGTGTATGAGATTTAGCCGCAGATCCTGTTAGATATCCAGATCCAGACATATAATCACTTACTCCATCAAATAAAAAATAGCTAGCAGCTCCATTAGATACAAATGTTGGTGTATTTACTAAGGCTAAATTATTAGGACCACTTAAATTAGTCCATACATTACCTGAACCTCCGTATGAAGATACATTGCCTGCGTCGAACTGGTGAGTTAGGTTTGTTGTTACAATAGTAGTAGATGTTTCTCTAGGCCCTACAGAAAAATTTCCTGAAAATATCTGGCTTCTTCCATTAAATATAGTAACTGGCATTTAGTGTATTTTTAAGTTGTTCCTAAATCTAGAAGTGCTATAGTCATATTACGTAAAGAACCAGAGGCATTAAGTTCCTCAAGTAATTGCCATGCAATTGTATTTGAAGCACCAGAGAATGTTACTGTTCTACACACAATAGTAGGATACAATTCGTCTACTATATTTGGTTCTCTTATGTGTTCTGGTATATAGTCTATACCTGTTGTAGTGTTTTGGAGTTTACAATTAAATGAACTAACACCAGAACGACTACCAGATAACATAGCTGCTGCTAATAATAAGTGTTTATTAGATGGGTTAGCTATTGTAAATGAAGCAGACATTGCATTCACATATGTTGAACTATCTGTTGAAAATGAACCGGTACTTTCAGCATAGTATACGTTAGAGAATTGAGATGTATTTAATACTATTACACTAGCTTGTCTAACTTCTATATCGTTATTACCATCACTTCTTGCTTGTAAACTAAATGTTGTTGTACCTGTTGTTGTTCTTCTAAACATATGCCAGTATGGTGTCCAGTTGGAGATATCTTGTTCATATATGTCAAACATTTCACCATATTGGTTAGTACCATCAAACATTCTTACCCTAGCTACTGCACCTGCATCTTGTGTAAGAACAGCAGCTGAGCCAACTACTATGTAAGTTCCTGCTGGTACGGGTACTGATGTTTTAGTTGTATATGTTGTACTTCTATATACTGTTGATCCAGGGCTATGAGAACCACTATCAGAACCAGTTAATTGTAAACCAACTAATGAATAACCAGCATATCCTGCTGTGTTACCTAATGTTTCTTGAGAAAAACTAGATGTAAATATACCGTTCGTTTCTGATAAATCAAAATAAGCACCACCCACAGAAAATCTATCAGTAGGATCTTGTGGTTCCATGTTAAGACCTATTACTGTAGTGGATCCACTTATTAAGTTAAAATTAACGTCAGCGTTTGTAGAGTCAACATCCGTAGTAGCCATATAAAATACTGCAAGACCATTTACGCCACTATTTACACTGTTAATTGTTGAAACATTTATTGCAGGAACATTTACTGTTGTAGTTGATCTAGAAGCAGTATAAGGGGAATCATAAAATATCCTTGTAATTCCACTAGGAGCAGCTGTTGCCTGAAGGAAAAATGAATTAAGTAAAAAACCACTCATAATTATACTCTTTGATAATATAAAGTTACCTTTAATCCTCTAGCACCAGTACCAGCTGAATCTATATCTAATGTAATTTCAGCATCATCAGCAATTAAATTATCAGCTAGTGTAGTAGCAGTAGCAGCTGTTGTACTTGTCTTTTCGTTTGCGTCTATAGAAAGTTTATTTGCACCTAATATTGAAGTACCATTTTCATTTATATCTACAGTTACTAAACCTGAAGATGAACTTTGTGAAACGGATGATCTTGGAATTTGATATAGATACATTGCATATGGAGCTCTAAATACTACTTTAGAATTACCTGCAGTAAGAACAGAAGATGATTCATCTGATAAGGCTAATATCATATGTTCTGGTAATCCTCGAACATTACTTCCACTTAAATTAAATGAGCCTGTTATAGTTTGACTTCCGCTTATATTAAAAGATCCTGTTACAGTATGAGTATCTGTAGTTAGATCTCCTATTTTAACCCCTGTGTTAGTAACTTGAAATTCAATATTACTGCCTGTGGTGATTGCAAATGAGCCTGTTACAATTACAGATGAAGTAGTTACAGTTAATACGTTTACACTACCAGATGAAAATGTAGCTATAGTAGGAAAATTAGAACCACTATCTACTACTCTAAATAAATCACCAGCACTGCCTGTTATATGTAATAAAGTAGATCCACTACCTTGTATCTTAACTGTATTAGTTGCTTTAGTAAATGTAAAATTTCCTGAACCACTAAATGCACTACTATCATTAAATTGAATGTTTGTATTTGCACCTCCAGGTGAACCACTACCACTACCTGGTGTAGCAATTGTTAAAATACTACCGGTAGCATCAAATGCTAACACGCCAACTGCTGTACCTGCATAAGATGTTGTTGTAGTATAAGATTCTAATCTTAATTGTCCTACCGCATGTAGAGCTGTAGTTGGTGCTGTTGTTCCTATGCCTACACCTGATCTAAGTATTGTTTTGGTTATATTTGTATTACCTAATGTAATACTATTTGAGCCATTACCTACAACATTATATCCTATAACTGTTTCGTTAGTTTGTCCATTTGCACTAGCTCTAGCCTGCCATCCTAAATAAATACCTTGAGAAGCAGAAGCGTTAGAGCCAATTCCCGCTCCAAAATATCTACCGGCTTGATATCCTATTGCTATATTTCCATTTCCTGTTGTTAAATTTGCTAAAGTATTATATCCTAAAGCTGAATTGTCATTATCATCATTAATTGAGAATAATGATCCTACTCCTATTGCTGTATTTCCTTTACCTGAAGTTAAAGCAAATCCTGCTTGACCTCCTACAGCTACATTATAAAACCCTGTGGTTAGAGAAGGAAGTGTGTCAAATCCTAGACTTGAGTTAAAACTAGCAGTATCCCCACCACCACCTGTAGCTAATGCAGTTGGGGAATTACCTATAAATACATTATATCCATTTGTGCTATTTGCAGAAGCTGCAGATATATCAATATAATTGACAGTAGCATTTGAATTATATACAGAAGTTAATTTACCATTAGTTGTATCTAGAACTAAAAAGCTAGAAGCAGTTGCTGCATTAGTAGTACCATTAGATACTAAAACTCTTCCGTTTAATGCATTGTTAATACTATTAAATCCTGTGCCTGATGTTCCACTTGAACCACTAGTTCCGGGGGCACCACTTGCACCTGAAGTTCCTGAAGAACCATTGGCTCCGTTAGCACCAGAAGTACCACTTGAACCAGATGTACCTGAAGAACCTGCTGCTCCACTTGTTCCTGAAGAACCATTGGCGCCATTTGCTCCTGAAGTACCTGATGATCCCCGTGTACCAGATGATCCGGAAGTACCAGATGAACCATTTGCGCCATTTGCTCCTGAAGTACCTGATGATCCAGATGAACCATTAGCACCATTTGCGCCTGAAGTACCGCTTGAACCATTTACACCATTTGCTCCACTAGTTCCTGAGGAACCACTTGATCCTCGAGTACCTGATGAGCCAGAAGTACCTGAAGTACCAGATGAGCCAGATGTACCTGAAGAACCTGGAGCGCCCGCAGCGCCTGAAGTACCACTTGATCCAGAAGTACCGGGAGCACCTGCTGCTCCACTTGTTCCAGAAGAACCAGATGTACCATTCGCACCATTTGCACCTGATGTACCTGAAGAACCAGAAGTACCATTAGCGCCATTTGCACCTGAAGTGCCTGAACTTCCTGAAGTGCCATTCGCACCATTTGCACCTGATGTACCTGAAGAACCAGAAGTACCATTAGCGCCATTTGCACCTGAAGTGCCTGAACTTCCTGAAGTGCCATTTGCACCATTTGCACCTGAGGTACCTGAAGAACCATTCGCACCATTAACTCCACTTGTTCCTGAAGACCCAGAAGTACCATTAGCACCATTTGCACCTGAGGTACCTGAAGAACCAGAAGAACCAGATGATCCTGATGAACCTCTAGTGCCAGATGATCCAGAAGTACCTGATGATCCGCTTGTTCCGGATGTACCTGATGTACCTGATGTACCTGATGTTCCACTTGAACCAGATGTACCTGAAGAACCTGAAGTGCCATTTGCGCCATTTGCGCCTGAAGTGCCGCTTGATCCTGAAGTACCATTTGCGCCTGAAGTGCCGCTTGATCCTGAAGTGCCATTTGCGCCTGAAGTACCACTTGATCCTGAAGTACCATTAGCACCTGATGTTCCACTAGACCCACTTGTGCCATTAGCACCGTTAGCGCCTGACGTGCCTGAAGAACCGCTTGATCCCCGAGTACCAGAACTGCCACTAGTACCAGCAGTACCACTAGAACCAGAAGTTCCTGAGGAGCCATTTGCGCCGGAAGTACCTGATGATCCAGCAGTACCTGATGTACCAGCTGGTGTTAATGCCCAAGAGGCAGTTACTGCAAAAGAGGCAGTACCTAATAATGAACCAGTTATAGTTGGGGCTAAAAGTGAACCAGTAACAGTAAGACTGCCACTAACATCTAATGTACCATTTAGTAAGGCTTCTTTGCCTACACCAACTTTTGATTGAGAGACAAATAACGCTTTTTGGCCGAATTGACCAATGCGTGTTGTATTATCTGAAAAAGCTTCGATTACGGGAAGACCAGCTGCTGTATTAACTGAGAATAACGAACCAGATAAAGAGTCGTCAATTTGGAATAGACGACCTGCAGTACCATCTACTGAAAAAACCTCAGATCCTGAAGAATTAATATTAGCAGACCCGCTAACAAGCAGGCCATTTTTGACTTTGAATTCGTTTGGCATAGTTTATACTGTTTTCACTGTCCAACAGCTACGGATAAATATTAAGGCATCATACTACCTGATGGATCTGTCCATTCTGGTGTTGCAAGAATGTCTAATATTTCGTTGTAGGTGTACGGTCCTTCTTTAGTAGTTAGTGAGTCTACTGATGATGGAATTGTTGTTCCATCCCACTTAACAAATGTTTTTGTTTGATCAACTGATTTCCTTACTGTATCAATTGATGTTTCTAATACTTGAGTAAAGTCGATTTGTGGTAATTCTGATACATTAAAGATCATGAATTCTCTGTTTTCGTATGCCATAGTTTATAAATTAAAGCGTGATTTTTGTGCGTTATAGTTTTGTAGAATTT